CTATGCTTACATCAACTGCCTTACCAATAACTTCACCTGCAAGGCAGTTGATGTAAGCATAGATTCAATGTTTGAAGATGTTATAGAAGAAATTGCATCGGTGGTAGAACAAGGAGAAGATTCTAAAGTTGCTCAAGAACAAAACATGCGACAAGTCAAAATTATTCTAAAAGAATTTAAACGACGACTAGTAACATACCTAAAGCATAGCCAAGATAAGTGATGCGGTATGGCAACCACTGGCTTAATGTTTGAGAAGGATAAAGCCCCTCTCTCAAATGAGATTCTATCTCTTTTTGAAAAGGTTAGAGTTGCATATTTATCAGCAAGAACCGACCCTAAAGAGTATGGTGGCCGTTGGAGAAACGCCCTAGAAGAAATCAAAGATGCCTACAATTCTATATCACCTTTGGGTAAAGAGATAAAAGAATACCTTGATGAACGCCATGTCGAAAGTGATGATGCGGGTAGCCCTTCTAGTGGCACTGCTAAAATTATTTATGAAGCGATAAAAAATATGCGCTTTGATTCGGAAAATGTCAATGACCCCTTCTCTAAAAAATTCAAAGGCAATGTATTAGAAAGTCTACTTACAGATGAAAGTGTTTTTACAAAGTTTATTCACTATGCTATTCGTTCTACTGACGATGCACTATCCGAAGATTGCTATGAGAGTATTGAATTTCAAGGAGACGATATTACAGATGGTCTAGAAGGTTTAGACTTACAAGTAAAGGATGTTCCGTTGTTTGTCATAGAACATTACGGTGATGATAAAGACAGTAAAAAAGTAGAGACTAAATTTAATCAAGCATTCAAACTATTAAAACAGGCTTTCATGCACAAGTATTCTAAAGAAGAATGGGATGCACTAATACAAGTAGAATTGAAAAAGGCTGAAAAGAAATCCACAGAAGAAAAAGCAATATCACATTTTATCATTCCTAACAAACCAATGTATAGGATATTCGACATAGAAGACATGAAAGAACTACAAGGTTTTTCCGGCGATTACTTAGTCCAAGAAAAATACGATGGTATGAGAATACAGATACATAAAATAGACGGGCAAGTTAAAATCTATTCTTATAATGAAAAAGACATTACAGATAAATGTTCTCAACAAGTAGCCGAAATGAAAAAGAAATCATATGGCGACTGTATTCTAGATGCGGAATTAATTCTTTTCGATGGTGATGAAGCCCTACATAGAGCCGATACTATTGCACATGTATTCAAAAATAAATATCCCGATGCTAAATTAAAAGCACATGTGTTTGATATTATGAGACATGAAGACGGCAACATGACGGATGAAGAATTAGAACAAAGAATAAACATATTGTTCAATAACTATTCCGCCAAGTCATCCGAATATTTAGAGTTCCCTTCTAAGAAAGATACTAGAACCGCAGACTCGTTTAAAGACATTGAAGAATATGCTAAAGAAATAATGGAGATGCCTACAGCAGAAGGTGTGGTAATAAAAGACCTAACTTCTACATATTTCATAGGAACTAAAAAGAACCCTAAGTGGATTAAGTGGAAGAAATTTGTTGATTTAGATATGATGGTTCTAGACAAAAAATCTACAAAGTCTAAATTATATTCTTACACATTAGGTGCAGGGCCAGTATTAGAGAAAGGAAAACATATTGTTGAGTTGAATGGTAAACTCTACATGAATGTAGGTAAGGCACTAAACACTAAAACAAATGTAAACATTGGAGACATTATTAGAGTCAAGGTAGATGAGGTAAAACAATCGGATGAAAGGTTTACTCTTTACTCGGCAAGTGTTATTGAAGTTCCCGAAGTAGAAACACCGGACAAGGTAGTTACACTAGAAATGCTATCAAAAGATACTAAAAAATCCTTGAAGTATAAAGTAGAAGCATTGACAAAAGGTATTACAATAACAGATAACATACATGGTGAGGCAACATTAATTGCTAAATCTATGGATGGGTTTACAATTTATGGGTTTGAAGAATCTAACTTAATGTCTAAGAATGCTTTAGTAGATTTAGATATGTGGAAACAGGAAGCGGAATTAACATTGAAAACTCTTCAAGGTAAAGTAACTACTGCAATAAAAAACAGATTAAAATTCAAAGGCTCGCAAACTGCTAAAGAAATACATGACTACCTATTAGCCGCAATGCCTAGTGAATATGAAACTCTTTTTGATAGTGACTCTACTAAAATGATGAAAATATTAGGACATGCTTCTACTCAAGATGTAAAAGAATGGGCTAATCAAAGAGAAGGTATTAGTTATTCACAAGGCAAGTTACATGTAGACCCTACAGATATTGCTAAAGAAATGTCACAATTTAAAATATATTCTAGAAAGGATGATAATTTAGATTTTATTATACAACATAAAGGGGAAACATTAGCATGGCTTATTGACTTACCAAACGATGACGATATATTCTCTTTCTTTGGTAAGGCAAATAAATATCCTGCTCAAATATCTAAGAACATTGCTAAAGGACAACTATTAGATGAAGGAGATGTAGAGATAGGTGTTCAAAGACACGGCTACCATGAATATATTATTAGTGGGAATAAGTTTGAAACTAAAATGCACTTTAGAGTTATTCCTGTTAAGGGTGAAAAGATGTGGTTGGCTTGGACTGGTTATGAGCAAAAACCTGTAGACAAAGAAAGTGATGATGGTATATGGAATATCTATACTGATAAGAATAAAGACCTAGTTTTACCCGATAATAGGGAATAGGTTATATAGTCTAATTGTAACAAAGGAGATTGAGCAGTATGTTGAAGACCATTACTGCGGATAAGGAGAATGACTTTACAATCATCAAAGCCAAAAGCGATGAATTGATGATTGGTGGTTATGCTTCTATTGAAATGGTGGATAAACAAAACGACCTAATCACACTCAAAGCACTTAACGAAGCAGTAGTAAAATTCATGGAGAAGAACAAATTTAGAAATGTAATGACTAATCATTCTAATGTTCAAGTCGGAGAAGTAATTCAATCATATAGAGATTCAAGTGGGAAACTATGGAAAACAGAAGTAGATGATGTCGGGTTTTTTGTAGTAATTAAGTTAAGAGATGACATCGAAAAAGCAAAAGAAATAAACAGAAGCATTCGTAAAGGAACATTAAGAAGTTTTAGTATCGGTGGACAAGCACTACAAAAAGTAAAAAAACACCACGAAGAATTAGGCGAGTATAGTGAAATAAGCAAACTCGAACTACATGAAGTCACAATATGCGAAAAAGGAATTAACCCCGAAGCAAAATTTGACATATTAAAGGAGGACAAAAAAATGAATAAATTGGAAAAAGCATTGGCTGAACTGGACACTCTACTTGAGGAAGTTCATACGCTACGAAAAGAAGAAGAACCTACAGAGGAATTAGAAGCGGCAAAGCCACACCCTCTTGACGAGAAGATGGAAACAGAAGAAGAAATGATGGATATTGAAGAAGAATCTATGGAATACATGGATGATGAAGCAAAGGCTACTACTTTGGATGGCAACGATGATGAAAACCTCGGCGGCGCAGGAGAACCTATGGAACAAGCAGGACTCCAAGCAAAGAAAGAAGGTATGGTATCAAAGGCATTTAACAACACAGAGTTTAATACTCTTAACTTGAGTGCTGAAAACATTGAAAAGGCATATGCACAATACCGAGCAGAACAAATGGAAAGTTTGGCTTATGACAACCTTTCTTCTACTTTCGCAAAGCGTTTCTCTAACGAAACAAAGAACCGAATTTCAATGGTTGCTAAGTCGGAATACGACGCACAACGAGAAATTAACGCACTTACTAGTGAATTTGCTGAACTACGCAAGTCACTTACAGCAGAAAAGAACACACTCCGCAAGGCTACAGAAGCCGCAACAACGACAAAGGTTTTCTCTACAGATGAGATTGCTGAAATGTCTTGGGGCGATATTCATAAAGCAGTCGGCGGTAACATTTGAGGTGAATTAAATGGGATATATTAACACGATAAGAGACTTAGAAGCATCAACATACGGACTACCTGCATTCGGAGGTAATGCCATGTTGAAACAAGCCGGTACAGTAGCAGGTCTACATACCGCACACGATATTGGAGATGTGGTGGCAAGCGGCACTACTAATGCTGGTTCAGCAGCAATGTACAATCAACTATACGGACAGAAAGTTTGGTCTATGCTAAACCGAGAAGTAAATGCTCTCGCTATGCTATCAAAGCGACCTTATACTTCATCCGGTTGGAGAATTTTAAAGAGCCGACCCTTCGGTGGTTCGGGTTCTAAACTTGCAGTGGATATTACTGGCGACACTAGCGGAAGCGGAGTTGTTGGTATTGGTGGAAGCGCACCACACGCCGACCAAATAGGCGGTGTTCCTGAAAACGCTGGACTTTCTACTGCGGCAGATGGTCTTGGTTCTATGGCTCCAACTTACGCTCAACTCTTTATGAGTCCTAAGACTATTGCACATCAGTTCGATATTTCCGAACTTGCTATGGAAATGGCTCAAATTGATGATGGACTCGGAGACATTCGGGCTATTATCCGTGAAGACATGGGTAAGGCTCACGCCGAAGCACAAAACAAGATGCTCCTTATGCCTCTTGGTGTTTACGGTGAAGTTGCGGCTCTAGCAGACATTGAGAGAAACTATACTTCTCTTAACAAGGTTCTTACTAGCCGAGCAGAACTTCTTGCCGGTGATAACACAGTTCTTTGGACTGATGAAATGGATGATGCTACAAACAATCTTGCTCAAATCTACGGTGGAGAGCGATTTACTGGGGCTTCTTTCCTTGATGCAGAAGTGGACTTTAACAGTTCTTACGCCGCATCTTCGGTTCGACCACTAACACTTACTTTGCTTAACGCTATGATTCGTAATTTGCGAATTGCTGGCGGTTCTCCTAAGTGTATTCTTACAGGCTATGATACAATCCAAGCAATTGCTGACTTGTTACAAAGCCAAGAAAGATTCATGGATAGAAAAGAAGTTATTCCTACCCATAACGGTATTCGTGGAATTAAGGGTGCAGAAGTTGGTTTCCGTGTGGCAACTTACTACGACATCCCTCTAATCCCTTGTAAGGATATGTCTATTACTGCTAACGCATCCGATACTACTGCAATTAGTGATTTGATGTTCCTAGATACAGACCATCTATGGCTTTCAGTTCTTAAGCCGACTCAATACTTTGAAGATGGTGTTTCTAATGGAAACCCATTCGGTGTTGGTCGTCTAGGAAACCAAGCACTTTACCGAACCATTGGTGAAGTCGGTTGTTCTTTCTTCCGTGGACAAGGTAAAATTACAAATGTGGCTTGAGGTGTTTTAGTATGACACATACTATTACACTACTTGAAGACCATAAGGGTAACGATGCCCCTAAAGTAATGGGTGATGAATACTTGGTTAGAGCAAAGATTAACCTTACTGCATATCGTGATGCAACCGTTACATCTACCTGTAACCTAGTTAATTCAGCAGAAACTATTACTCATGCTTCGGGAACTGCCTTGACACAACCTGTTGTTGGAAGACACATTACTATTGGTAGTGCGGCTACTGGCGGAAACGACGGTATTAAACTAGTCACTGCTTCAACGGCTACAGTTATCACTGTAGCGGCCAACGGTATTACTGCTGATGCTACTAATGATGAAATTACAATAGCCCCAACTTATGAATTACTAAATGCGGCTGACTTTGGACTAAGAGAATTTACTTCTTTTAGAGTTCTTGGTGCTGAATCAGTATTGCATCAATTTTCAGAAGTTCTTGGTGCTGATGGGACAACCACTCTAGCGGCAAACGGGACAATGGAATTAGGTGCAACTGTAATGTCTACTGGTGCTAATGCGGCAGTGAGTGATTTGGGCTTTATTACAGTCGAAGTTACCGGAAGTATTTGAGGTGTTTACTTGGCAACCATACGACTAAAAGATTCGTATAAAGCCGGTAATAGATATGAGCCAACCCATCTACTGATTATTAACGGTAGTGAAGGTCGGGTTAAAGTTACTACGGCGGAGTCATTAGAAATCTCCGCCGTAGTAGCCTCTCGCTATTACTTAGGTAAGCATTTAGATGTTGTTTTTACAGAAAGCGATAGAGAGGATTTACTCTCTCTCCCCGAAAGAGAAACACTAATTCTAACTAACTTACTTCGATGCAACCCACAAGACATAGCAAATCGTCTCATACCTCCAAAGGAAATAACTAAGGTTAGTGTTCCCGAAATGCTAAAGGCAACTGCTAAGAAGGCAACTAAGAAAATAACGCCTAAGAAGACCACACCTAAAAAGACCACTCCGAAGAAGAAAACTCTTAAAGAGCCGGTTTTAGAAGAAGAGTAATTGCACAACCTTCATTAAGATGTTGTAATTACCCTTGTTTGTAAGGTGATTATATGGCAGACGCAAGTAGAAGCAGTGGAGTTTTAGGGGCTAGTGCCATTGTTGCTAGGTCACAATGTAGATTGAAAAGCATACATGCTTCAATTGTCATTGCTAGTAATGCGGCAGTGACTATCAAGTTATTCGATAGTCTTGATAATAGCGGAACAGAATTGGCTAGAATCCATCAAACAACTACGGGTCAATACAATCTTGAATATGACATGCATGGTGTTCTTTGCACAACTGCTTTGTTTTGTGAAATTACAGAAGTCGGTTCTTCTACAGCACATGTTTCTGTAGAATTTAATTGAGGTGATTACTATTCCTGCTCTTAACCACGACACTAGACTTATTATGACAATTCTATTTGTTGGAACCATGTGTGGTGCTAATGTTTTTGCATATGCTAAGTTTGGATTGAATTTCCCATACACTATTTTAATGCATGGTGTTCTATTCGGTTTAATTACTGTTGGTGCAATCATGGTTATGAAAGCCCTATTTGATTTGGCCCTTAATGATAAAATAGAGATGTGGCTACTTGATAGAAGAATTGCTTCTTATTGGGATAGAATTGCTAAAGACGAACAACAAAGAAAGAAAATGCAAGAATCTCTTAAGGTATTTCAAAACGATAATCAAACCAATAGAATCCCCTCTCTTTCCGCCGCCGAATATGAAGGCGACGGAGTAAGCGCAGACTTTTTAGCAACACTTCAATGAGGTGTTCTAAATGGTATTGAGCGACTTAATGGGTTTTTCGGACTCCGACTACGCTTATAATCAAAGCAGGGCGCACTCCGCCGATATTTTCTTTATGAAAATGAGAGCGTGGTTTTGGGGTAGTTGTCTTTCATTATCTTGTTTACTTATCGGTAATATTATGGGTGTTTTTGACATTAATATTATGGGTTGGATGATAAATAAAGCATCGGACTTTTGGTACTGGGCGTGGCATTAACTATGTCAGTTATGACAGGCTTTGCCATCCTAATTATTGAAGCAACAGTATCTTTTTACAAAAAAATACATGCAATTAATTTTGGCATTTATGGTGCTACAATGGTAGGTAAAACTACACTACATCATCAGTTAAGAACAAAAGGTGAAGTTCCCGAAATTAAAAAAAGAACTGTTGGTAAAGAAAGAGCAACTAGAAAAGTAATAAAGGTTGATGGTGAGTCACATACTTTGAAGACTGCTGATATTGGAGGAGAGGCTATCTATTGGATGGAATGGCTCAAAGATATTAGAATTAGAAAGGTTAGATATATTATTTTTGTAATAGACCATAGACATTTAGATTCACCTGCAAACTTAGACCACCAGTTAGCATGGAAATATTTAGTAGACGGTATTTGTAGTGAAGTGTGGCCCGATGGAAAGAAAAAGAAAAACAGTGAATATCCTTTATCAATAGGTATTTGGGCTAACAAATACGATATGTGGGGAGAAAAATATAAAGAAGACGGGGATATAGAAAACCATTCTATTTATGAACCCTTCAAATATGGTATGCAACGGCTAAATGACAAAGGAATACCAACTTTCAAATACATAGTGTCGGCTAAATCCCAACCGGAAATGGTCTATAGAGGCGTAATGACGATGATTAAGGAGTATTAATTATGTGGAAAAAGATTCTTAAAGTAGATGAGTTCACTGATGAGATAAATGCTAAGGCAATTTACGACAGTGAATTTGACAAAATAAAAGTAAATCTTGATAGGTTCTCTTCTCGCTCTAAAATATTCGATGATGAAGATAGAATAGAAGAGTTTTCTAATGTAGTAGCCCATGAAAATGTGCATAGAGAATATGATAAAATCATAGGAGATGAAATGAGAAAAGCACTTAGTAATGTAATAGAGGCTACAAAAAAATACAGTCAAATACCATATGATAATTTTGAACAAAAAGAAAACGAAATACCAAACCTTGAACTCTTAATATATTCATATCTTAATTATGCTGTAGTTAATGAAAGATTTGCCTTTACTACAGGTGGCCCCGACATGACAAAGGGTTCTATTCGTTCTATATTGTCTCAAATTTCAAAAACAATAAGAGAAACTATTGGTAGAAAAGACAGAAAAATAGACAAACTTTTATCTAAAATAAATGAAGAGACGATGACAGCAATTGAAAAATAAAGAGGAATAAAAAATGTTTAACCAACCAAACCTAATAGGCGCAAACTCGACAGTGGGATTGGCTTTTTTGCCACCTCTAGCACAGGCAAGAGCCGCAGGGCCAATAGACGAATATACCTTTAAAGAAATTAAACCAAAAAAGAAACTAAGGGAAATGTGTAAGGTATTAAATGCCGAAAAGAAAAAGTTCCTTTTTATTAAATACGGTTGGAAATTCAATTTAAAAGACCGATGTATTGTATGTGGCGCACATCATATTTGGGAAAGTGGAGATTACATGAGGCCACCAATTCCTCTAAGCCAAGTTACTAAAGGTCGCCCAATGAGAGGAACCTATTGTCCTAAACACGCTACACATCACCGTCAATTAGAAATGCTACAACAACAAATCCTAGCAGATGAACACGGTTTAGATTTTAAAGCCTTTATTCCTAAACCTAGACTACCCCAAGTTTTATCTAAGGGGCCGCTTACCAACTTGACAAAGGCCGATGTTATTTCGCTTATTGGGTTCGGGTGGGTCATCACTCCTCCGCAAACAAAAAGTGAAGAATCAACCTTAGAAGAAGTGGTGAGACTAGCAATAGAAATAAGGTTAGCGAGCGAAAGAATGAACACTTTAATAGAAAAAGGAGAATGATTTAATGGGATTTTTAGGAACAAGTAATGGA